AAGGGGTATAGAGGTAAGTAGTAATAAGTGTAAGTAATATAAGGAGTTTTCTTTACCCGAAAATTTACCCCGATAGAAAGTTAACGGGGTAATTCGCTTTTCTTGTGATTATGTGGGACAATCCTTGACAGGAGGTGTCTGATATGGGCGCAAATGTTAAACTGATTGATTTTCAACTCGCACAACAGGGGATTGCCAAAAAGCTCAAAGAGTTTCGCGGCGACAGCTTTGTGACAGTTGGTATCCACGAGGATGCCGGTAAAGTCGAAGACGGTTCAATGAGTCAGGCTCAGAACGGCGCTTTGCAGAATTTCGGCAACGATAAGATACCCGCTCGCCCGTGGCTTATCCCTGGCGTACAGTCTGCAACTGCCGACATCGTGGACACCATCGCCGATGCGCTTGAAAGTGGAATCACTCCTGACCAGACACTGAATCAGATTGGAGCGATTGCGGCGGGTGCCACTCAGCAGTATATTACCGATTTACGTACACCTCCCAACGCACCGTACACCATTGAGAAAAAGGGTTCAGATAACCCACTCATTGACACGGGTAGCATGAGAGCATCTGTCACATGGAAGGTCACTTCTGAAAAACCGACTGAGGGTATCTGATGTCACTCGACATGAAGTATCACATTGACAACGTGTTTAAATCAGTACCCGCCACACACGTCGGTAAGTCCGGCTCGTACGTTAACGGTATCTGGCAATCCACCACGTCTGCCCCCGTGAGTTTCAAAGTGAACATACAGCCACTGAATGACAAGGAAATTGATTTTCTGCGTCAGGGTGGACAACGTATTCTCGACCCGCGTAAAATTTACGTAAACAGCGGCGACCTGTCGCAAATTGAACTTGATGGTGAGTGGGTGTTTCTGGGGCAACGGTGGAAAATCATTCGTACTGATAACCGACCGTGGCGTAACTACTGCAAAGTAATCGTTGACCGGTATGACGTACAATGACAGATATTGAACTGTTCCAGATTTTAAGACCACATATCATGCGTGTAACTGGTGTTCCTGAGTGCATTCTTGCCGACCCTAATGCCCAGGCACCTGTCAACATTGAATACGCATCTGTACGTCCACGACAGGGCATCAGTGAGCGTGGCCAGGCGAATATTTACACCAGTGACCAGCGGGGCAACCTTGTGCGTACAGATGTCCGGGCACAAATCATCGCCAATTGTGAAGTTAATTTCTATCGTGGGCGCGCACTCGAACGTGCTGAGTTGCTGAAAGAGTGCCACAAACGACCTGACGTAGCGTGGGACCTGTTCAAAAATAAAATAGGCTGGGGTGGAACTGAAGCAGTAAACAACCTCACCGCACTACAGGCCAGCAACTTTGAGCAACGTGCTCAGATAGTAATTAAACTGTTTTATGAGTCTCATAATATCGTCGATATTAATAATATTCTGAGCGCAAGTATCTCTGTTGAAAGTGAAACGGGACAGGTACTACAAACCGCTAATGTTCCGTGATAAACTCGCCCGGTGTGCACACATTAAGAGGCTCCGTAAATGAGTTATCCGATTGAAAATATCATCCCGATCACAACCCGGATTTCTCCGGCGGGACTGAACGTGGCAAATTTCGGTTCGGCAATGCTTTTTGCCAAAACCGCAGATTTGCCTGTAGGTTTCACAAAGAACACTTCACGTACATATTTCAGCTTATCAAGTCTGGCTCAGGATTTCGCGTCCACTACTGAGACATACAAAGCAGCCGCCAAATGGCTTGGTTCAACACCGGCTGTACAGTCTCTGACCGTATGGGGTACGGACGATACTGACGCTAATATCACCGCTACGTTGACCAAAGCATTTGACGCCAAGTGGTGGTACTGGACAATGTTTACGGCTGATGTTCTTGCTGTCACTCAGAAAGTGCTGGACATCGCAGCGTTTTGTGAAAATAACGGCATCATGTTCCCGAACAGTCAGACCGGCACTGTAGCCACTGCAATTCGCACTCCGGCTACTACGAACGACATTGCTTCTCAGCTTAACACGCTTGGTTATCGCCATGTATTCACTGTTGCTCACGCGACAGACCCGTATGCCGCATACGCGCTGATTAAACACTTCGCTACTGTAAATTACAGTGCTGACAATTCAACCATTACCGGAGAATTTAAAAAATCTCCTGGTGTAGCGGCTGAAGACCTCACTGACACTGCGTACTCAACCATGCAGGCCAAAAAAGTCGCATTTTACAGCGTGCTTGATTTGCAGGGTTCGACCGACAGTGGACGCTGGCTCAATACCATCACACATAGCACCTATGGTGAATACATCGACGATGTGGTTAACCTCGATGCATTTGTGAACTCGCTGCGGGTTGGACTGTATAATGCGCTGGCTAACGCTCTGGGTAAATTAGCGCAGACACCACGGGGTCAGGCGGTACTTAATGGCGCTGCTAAAAGCGTTGGAGAACAGTACATCCGTAATAACTACCTCGGCCCTCGAAACTACACCAATCCGGACAGTGGTCTGGAAGATTATACGGAAGGGTATGAGTTGCTGACCAAAGCGGAAGATATTCTCGACCTGTCCGATGCTGACCGTGCCGCACGTAAATCCGCACCGATTCGTATGCGTATTTTCAAAGCTGGCGCAATCCATGTGGCTGATGTCACTGTTGACGTCTACTGATAACGGGGTGAAAAGTGAGTTTAAATAATTTCAGTACTGCTAACTCCGTTGTTACCGTCAACGGTCGCGAAATCACTGACTGGGGTGAGACAGCAACACCATACAGTGATGAACCTATCGACGCACGTAGTACGTTGCGTCGTGGTCAGGGTGGTAACGCTGTACGTCTGGACCGTATTAACCCTGGTCGCCGTGTAACGCTGTATCTCAACCCTGGCTCACCGGATAGCGCATATTTGCAGGGTCTGTTTAACAGCAACGCAAATATCACGCTCACGTGGACTCAGATTGGCACACTTGACGCAGCCGTAGGTGCGGAAGGGGTAATGGTCAATGATGGCTCACGTGGTCGCGCAGGTACCACAATCACCGATGACCAGTTCATAGTTGAATTCAATGTTTGGACTGGTCAGCGTGGTGGTGAGTAAGCAGAACGCCCCATGACGGGGCGTTTTTTTTATTGCATCATCAGGAAGACAATCATGGCAGCGCGGAGTGGGTTTGCGTGGTGCGAGTCAAAGTATTCAACTGAAAAACCATCATTAACGTCATCATCGCTCCCGGTAAACTCAGCCATCCAGCCTTCTTTGTAGCGCGGGGCATGCAATGAGATGTTGTTGTCGACAATAATCGGCCACGCGTCGGCGGGGTTGTTGCATGGGTTAAATAAGTGCCAATTTGCACCATCACCCCAATAAACTGACATACCGACTTGTGGCAGCCGCGATATGCAATCGTAATCAACAACTATTTCAGCGACTTTCACGTTAATCTCAAAATCACTCAGTTTCGAATAATCCATCTCTGTACCCTCTCTGTTATTGATTTGGCTAACCATACACCGTCCTGACGCACTCGTCAACAATTGATTATAAATGTCTCGCGCGGTACACTCTTGTTACTAACATCCGGGGGTTTACCATGTCTTTAACTAAATCATTTACGGTCGGGGAAGTAAACGTGAATGCGGCGATGGCTTCTGCTATTGAGCAGGATGAAGTATTGTCCATTGTCAGTTCTGAGATGATTTCACGGGCAGCTATTGCGTCCCGTAACGGTCTGGAAATGGGTGAAGCGATACTGATTCCCATGTTCATGAGTATGCCTTCTCAGGCTAAACAGCGTGTCGCCAGTGTCTTATTGTCACGGTGCTTTGTATCGGGCGGTACACGCAAGCTGACTGTTGCTGACTTTCAGAGTAAAATGGTTGATTACAACACCTTACTTGCTCAACTGACATTGTGGAACTTCGCTGATTTTTTTACTTACTTGAGCGACGCCGTAAGAGACGTGGCTCCGGCAACGGACACGAAAGCGCCGTAAACTGGTACTTCATGCGACCGTGTACCGGCGTGACAGGAATATGCCCACCTCTCTGCACGTGGGCACAACTGAATGACGGAAGTCTCTCACTGGCGGATGTTGAGCGTTTTAATCAGGCAATAACTGAAATGGTGGAAAATTATGAGCGTAATAAACCTGTTTCTTAAACAGGCTCCCACAATTGCCGGATATTCGTTTGACGCTGTTCTGGAAGATACTCTCGATGCCTCAGTGGAGTGGACAACCTATCCTGTTGAAACAGGCGTGAACGTCAATGACCATCGAATCATCAACCCTGTTAAATGGTCATTGACTGGTGCTGTCAGTAATAACCCTCTCAAGGTACAACTGACAGATTTTCTTGGAGGTGGTCTTTCCAATCTTACTGATAATCCCTACGTTGCTACCGTTGCCGGTCTTGCTGCCGGATTTCTGTCTGGTAGTGATGAGACACGAGCCAGCAGTACATTGCAGTTTCTGATGAACCTGATGGTTGACGGCTCACCTTTCGGTATTGATGCTGGTGATATTCAGTTAAAAAACATGGCAATATCGAGGATAGGGCGCACAAAAGATAATGCCAATGAACAGGGATTAATATTCGTCGCTGACCTTGTGGAAATAATCACGCTTGACCGCATTCCGGTATCAGGACAACCTTCTCAAAGCATGTTGCGTAATGGGGACCCGACAAAATCAGCGGCCGCATCTGTCGTAAGCAAAGGTCGCCAGATAGCAAAAGAAGCCTCGGATGCAATTAATAACGCAGCCAGTAACGTACTTGACGGGATATTCTCATGACAGAAATTCCACTCTCTTCCGGTTCGGCAAACGCTCATCAACGTTTTGGTGTACAGCTTGGTGACAACTATCTGGACTTCCAGATTGATTATCTATCTTATCTTGATAAAGCCGCGTGGACAATGAATGTGTTGCGTGACGGTACTTATCTGGTGACAGGTGCGATGCTGGTGCCGGGGGCAGATGTTATTGCAACATACCGTGCCGGAATCGGTAAGATGGTATTTGTGGGCGACGAAGTGACGCTTGATAATCTGGGAACTGACAACCACCTTGTGTGGGTATCGGAGTAAACATGTCAAACGTTATTACTCAGTTCCTCATTGGTATTGGCTACGATTACGACGATAAAGGTGAGCGAGCCGCTAAAGCGGGCATGGAGGCTATCAAGTCTTCCACACTTGCCATTGGTTCAGCAATATCTGCTGCTGCTATTGGTGCGGGTGTAAAAGTTGACCAGCTTGCCGAAAAGAGTCGTGCACTACAGGACCAGCTTTATCGCACGAATACACCCACAACGTGGGTACAGGGTTACGGTGTTGCACTTACCGAACTGGGTGGTAATGCCGATGATGCTGTGGGACGTATTACCGGACTTGAGAAACAACTTGCCGCCATTAAGATGGGTGACAGAGGTTTCCTTGATTCACTCGGTCAGGCTGGCTTTAACGCCGGAGACCTTGCCGAAGCGAAAAGCGCTCAGGACTTTATCACACGTGCATCTGACCAGTTCTCACGGGCAACTCACACCCAGCAAGTCAATATGGCGAATGTACTCGGGCTGACCGATGCAGAGTTTAAACTGTGGCAACAGGGCGGTAGTTACGTTGATGCTCATAGTAAGCAACTTGCTACGCAAATCGGATATACCGAATCACTTAACCAGAAACAATATGAATACTCACAATCATGGGTCGAGCTGAATCTGGAACTGGACAAGGCCGGGAACACCATCAGCACGATAATGTTGCCCGGTATGACGTCCCTTGTGAAACTCGCTAATGATTACGTGGGAGCGTTTAACAACTTCGCAAAAGAAAATCCCGACCTCACTCAGTCCGCAGTCGGTATTGGCGCTGGTGCAAGTGTTGCTGCTGCTGGTGCATTGTTGAGTCGCGTACCCGTGCTAAATGCTCTCGCGCCTGTCATCACACCTGTCACAACCGTTGTAGGCGGTGGTATTGCTGCGAATGAATCGTGGGACAGTATCATGAATTACAGTGACCGGGAGTATGGTAAAGAGACTACCGCTGGTGGTAATTTAAAAACTACTTCACCTTTGGGTAAAGCTTACGAATGGGGAAGAGAACTATTTTCTTCACGGGATGAGCAAAAAATCCCTCCTTCTCCACTTCTTCCTCAGAGTCAAAATTCTGAGAAGGAAACGGTATATCCTCTTAGCTACTGGGAAGAAAAACCAACCCGGGGTCAGGAATACACACCGTATGCCATGACACCTTCTACTAATGACTATCAGAGACAAAATGAGCATCTGGCTCAGACTTTACGTGAAGCACCGCTGAAGGTGGAAAACACGGTTAATATGAATGCCACTGTCGAGCTGGATGGTCAGAAGGTGGGACAGTTTGTGGATACGCGTATTGATGAGCACAACCAGCAGTCTCTGTCCCAGTTTGACACACAAGTGAGTCGCTGATGACAACATTACGCAACTATGAACTGTCACTGAACGGTAATGTTTTTATCGGTCGAATGAAAACACCTTCTCAGCAACTGAGGTGTGTGTTTGATATCATTGCTTCTCCCGGAAACCAATTTGCGACTGCTGATATTCGTGTCTACAACCTTCGTAGTGCTTCATCTCCTCGTCAGGGAAGTGGTACAACTGTTGCCGGACTTGAGCCAAAACAGGCTGATGCTATTCAATTACTGGCCGGATACAGCGCGTTTGATACCACGGTGGACAGTGAGTCAGGTATTGTGACCAATTCTGTCAGAGATGACATTGGTACCATCTTTACCGGCACTGTCAGTAACGTTTTCCGTGAACGTGACGGGGCGAACATTGTCACACGTATTTTGTGCCGTAGCGGCGATAATATTAATGACACGGGTAACGCTAACGCATCATACAGCCCCGGCGTGACACTCTATGACGTACTGGTTGATTTAGCCCGGTCATGGGGGAAACGGCTCGTTGTCGACAAGGAGAAGTCACAAACGCGTGTAATGGTCACCGGATACGTGACAGATGGTGACATCACACGGGAGTTAAACGTGCTGTCAAAGGCGTACGGGTTCAAATGGACAAACTACAATGGCCAGTTGTCCGTAACATTTCCTGCTGATGTCCGGACTACTGCTAAATATCTTGTCTCTCAGTCCACCGGTATGATTGGTATCCCCGAACTAAGCGGCGGTCAGGACGGCGTATATGTGGATACTGCGGTAAGGCTCAATCCGTTTATGTCCATCAATGACCAGATTGAAATTGATGCTCAGTTCCAGACGTTCAACACCGGTAACGTATTTGTGACCAGTACCGAGGCTCATGCGTCAGGTATCTGGAATATTCTTGCAATGCGTTTTCGTGGAGATAACTGGGGAGGAATCTGGCGCACTGAACTTAATTGTATCCGTTCGGGTGCTGCTGCTGAGACGACACTCGATGCTGGTGCCAAACTGATATGGGGTGCGAAAGTCAGTCAGGCATTTCGTGTAAAAGTAAGAGAAATTGCGCGGCGTCAAGGTATAGAACCTAACTGGCTGATGTCAGTTATGGCATTTGAAACGAACAATACTTTTCTTCCTTATATTAAGAACATACAGGGTTCCGGGGCCACCGGATTGATTCAATTTATTAAACCAACTGCCACGTCACTCGGTACATCCACCGTTAAACTGGCTCGTATGACGGCCGTAGAACAACTGGACTGGGTTGAGAAATACTTCGAGCAGTACAAGGGTCAGATTAAGAATCTGGGTGATACTTACATGGCGGTATTTGCACCCCGTGACGGTCTGGGTAAACCCGATTCAACAATTCTGTACACTGCTCCATCTGATGCATATAATCAGAATGCGGGGCTTGATACAGCCCGTAAAGGATACATCACACGGGGTGATTGTATTGTCCGGGTAAATAAAGCATTCAAACAGGGTCAACAGTATGCGGCTGGTTAAATTATGTGTGGCGTTGTCGCTCATCGCCACAATGGGTGTTTCAGCAAATCCGTACAAATTACAGGACGACGCGCCTGTATACTGGCAACAACGTGACAGACTTTCAACGTGGATGGTCAAAAGTGGTAGATGTCTCGAACTGTCGCGGATTGGAGACAGTCCGGCACAATATCCGCATCAGGTGTTGTCCGTGTTGCGTCAGGTGAAGGATGAGAAAGAAAAACTTTATGTACCGTATATGACGTACAGTTGCATGGTTAGTGCCGACCCCGTTTACGCGGGATACATTCCTGAGCAATATGTCAAAAAAATGCCCCGATAAACGGGGCTAAAGACGCAACAGCAGAGAGAGAAAGTACGCGGCAGTTCAGGTAAAAGACTACTCTTAACTCAACTGTTTCGCCATTATTGTCACACTTCGCAGCGTTACTCTAATGACTTCAGCTTACCCTGCTGCTGGGAGACGGAGAATCACCTCCTGCCCGGTTAATATAGGGTTGTGGTGTCGCTCAGCCCGACCAATAATCGCACGTCTGAGTTCGATACGATTACCTGATAACCACAACGGAAAGAGCACTGGTCTCACGCTGCACCGGTACAACTGCATACTATCCGGCGGCGTCCCTGTATGCTGCGCAATGTTCTTACCTGTTGTGTGGTCGTATCGCCACGATGACCAGTCGCTGTCGTGCATTTACACTGACTTGCACATTCCGGCTACCCGCTGATGGTGTATGGATAAAGGAACATCCCGGACCGCTAAAGATACATGTGCCATATACCTCTGAATTAAATATAGCCATTGTTTGACGCCTCTGTCAACAGTATACTGAATATTATTTTTAGCGGGGTCACATATGATTGATAACAACAACCAGCGACGAGCGCCGGGTAATCTGGTCATTCAGACCGCGTTTGAAAACAATATGAAAAATGTTTACACCGGTATAGCGGGTCACATTCTCGCGTTTGACCCAGATACTCAACGCGCTCAGGTGCAGATTGGTGTTATTCGTGTGAACATTGACGATACGACATTTGAACCGCCTCCGATTGTTGACGTACCGGTACAGTTCCCCGGTGATGATTATGTGCTGGAATTCCAGATTTCACCCGGTTGTGAAGGGTTTGTTCATTTCAGTCAGCGTTGTCTCGATGGCTGGAAGCAGACGGGCGGTATTGCTGATAATCCTGTCGCCAGATTCCATAACAAACAGGACGCGTTTTTCACCCCCGGTGGACGCTCTCTCGCAAATCTCATTCCGGCTTTTAGCAACGATGGAATCAGACTGCGTGACAGTAGTGGTAACCGCTACGTCTGGGTAAAGAATGACAATACGATAGTGGTTAAAAATGGCAATGCCACGACCACGTACGGCTCTGACAATACCATTACGCATAGTAACGGTGCAGGAAATATCCAGATGCTGGCAAACGGCAATGTGGTCATAAATGGTGTAACATTTACTCCTGAAGGTCGCATCACGCCTCCGGCAGGTGGTGGATTTACAGGGTCAAACGGTGTAGCATATGAATCGCACCGCCATGACGAAACCGGCTCTGTTACGGGGACACCTCGCACATGACAGTAAGAAAACTTGATGATGACGGAGACATTGTTACGCAGGGGACTCAGTTCCTTACGGGTGTCAATGAAATTGAGCAGACTATTCGCACTCGCCTGAGACTTTTTCTTGGTGAGTATTTCCGCGACATTACCGATGGCACACCGTGGTTTGAACAGATTCTCGGTAAAGGCGCCTCGATGGATGCGCGTGAAGCTGCATTGCGTAACCGCATCGTTAACACACCCGGTGTGGTGCGTCTCACAAGTTTCTCTACTGACTTCGATTTATCCACACGAAAATATACGGTCACTGCGGGTGCACTGACTACCTATGGTCTTGTTACGGTGACTGAAAATGGCTGAGTTAACCAGTACCGGTTATAAATTAAAAACACAAAATGAATGGTTCGATGAAGAGAAGCAGTTATATCTCGACATTGACCCATCGTGGAATCTCGACCCCTCTACACCAGATGGTCTGAAACTGGCCCATGATGCCGAAGTGTTCAGTGTGCTTGATGAACTTATTCAGCAGGCTTACAACTCGAAAGACCCGAACAAGGCCAGCGGCGTTGACCTTGATACTGTCAGTGCGCTAACGGGTACCACCCGAAGTGAGGGTACATCTTCAACCATTACGGGTTTTATTTTAACAGGTGTACCTGGGACAATCGTTCCGGGAGGTACACGTTTTGAGTCAACCACAACGGGTACACGGTGGACACTTGACCAGACGTGGACACTGGATAATACCGGTCTTGCTTACGTAGACATCACCTGTACCACCGTTGGCGTGGTTGAGGCAGATGCGAATACTGTTACGCGTATTATCGACACTGTTGCGGGTCTTACGTCCGTTAACAACCCCACACCTGCCACAACCGGTACGGGTGTTGAGTCTGACAGTTCATTGCGAGTCAAACGCGCAACTGCGGTAGGACGTCCGGGTAATAACCAGATTGACTCGATGCTGGGTGAACTGTTTGCGGTTGATGGTACCCGCCGTGTGAAGGTCTACGAAAACGATACTAACGCTACCGACACAAACGGTCTTCCTGCACATAGTATTGCCCCGGTGATTGATGGTGGTACAGACGCCGATGTGGCGATGGCTATCTATATCAAAAAGAATCCAGGTGTGATGCTGTATCAGGCCGGGACACCCATTACTGTTGATGTGACGTCGCCCACATATCCTGATAATGTGAAAACCATCAAATTCAGTCGCCCAATTTACGTGGACATGACTGTTGTTGTAAGTATTAAAGATGATGGCACGTTACCGTCTCTGAGCACGCTTGAACCACTTATTCAACAAGCCATTCTCGAATATGCGGCTGGCGACCTCATCCCGACTGAGTACGGCTTTAAACCGGATGGTTTTGATATCGGTGAAACCGTTCCATACAGTTCAATGTATACGCCCATAAATAAAGTTATCGGCACTTACGGTAACAGTTATGTGGACACGATGACATTGAACGGTGGCACAACAAATGTCACAATAGATTTCAACGAATTGTCCCGGTGGACCACTTCTAACATAACGGTGAGTATCGTATGACCATTATAAAACGTGCCGACCTCGGACGCCCTTTAACGTGGGATGAGCTGGACGATAACTTCGACCAGGTTGATTCACTGGTGTCAACTGCTGCGAACGCTGTACAGACTGCCACCACTCAGGCTCAGGCTGCGAGTGGATTTGCTGATACAGCCTCAACCGCAAGTCAGGAAGCGCAGGATGCTGCCATCACTGCCGGAAGTGCAGCATCTGCTGCCGTTGCGGGTATTTACTCGGATTTTGCATCGACAGATGTCGGTAAGGGTGCTTCGCTGGTAAAATTAACTACCGGTCGCACCGTGGAAAGTAAGCTCAGTGAATTTGTGTCAATCATGGATTTTGCCGGGGCTGACCCCACTGGTTCTACCGCGAGTGACAATGCGTTCATATCCGCCGAAGCCAAGTCTAATTTGATATATGTCACGGGAACTTTTCTCTTGTCATCTTTCATACCGACAAAATTTTATTTTGGTCCGGGTTCTATCATAACCCCCACCGGGTCTGTCGTTACAGTTTCGTTGTCACCTTCGCCTTTAAATTATTCTGCTCCGAATACTATTTTTGGAGCATCTACTAAAGATATTGGTACATTCAATACTTTAGCTGGTTTTAATACTGGCGCAAACATGGGACCGTCCGCAGCCAGAAACACGCTTATTGGTCACAATCTGGCGAGCGGGGATACGATTGACCCATCTTCAAATGCTCCGTTTACCGGGACTGATAATGTTGGGGCTGGATACCATGCGCTTAAGAAAAACCAAACTGGTAGCAACAACGTTGGATTCGGTCGCGATGCGCTGAATGAAAACAAAACTGGTAATCACAATATCGCTGCTGGTACAGCTGCCCTTCAGCAAGTTGTAGATATAAATGATAACGTCGCTATTGGTGGTGCTGCTCTTGGGAGACTTCAGGCTGGTTCGGGTCTTAATACCACTGTAGGGCGAGATGGTGGTAGAGAGAATAACGATGGGACAAGAAACTCAACTTTCGGATGGGGAGCGGGTCGAGGAGTCACACCAACGCCAGCTACTTACACTGGAGATGGGACAACCACCACTTTCAGTGCGGGTTCGCTAACTTTAACAAATGTAAAGCAAATTAGAGTTGATGTTAACGGCATAAACATTCTTCCTGCAAATTATACAGTTAGTGGGACAAATGTCATCTTTAATACTGCTCCGGCATCCGGCGCGGCTATAGTCTTAACTTACACAATCGGTAATGCTTCCTATTCCTACAGCACATATATCGGTGCACGCACGGGGTATTTGATAAAGAGCGGTAACAGTAATACCACTGTCGGTGATTCGGCAGGTTATAGTCTTTCTCTTGGGTCAAACAACCTGTGCATCGGTGTGAATGCTGGACAGAATAATGACGGTTCCGGAAACGTTCTGATAGGACCAAACGCAGGGTCTACTCTAACCAGTACCAGTAACAGGCTTATTATTCACAATGCGGCCGGTACAACTGGTTTAATCAATGGGTTCTTTGACACCAGCTTAATAAGATTCAACGGTAGCCTTCAGTTTGAGACTGATGTTACTTGGGCAATTGGCTCCGCAACAAGAAAAGCTATTGCCACTTATTCCCGTGATTATTATGTTGGCTCTGCTGGAACAGTAAAAATACTTTCCGGAACTGGTAGCCCGGAAGGCTCTCAAACAGCACCAGTATCCAGTATCTATTTACGGTCGGATGGTACAACCGGAACACTACTTTATATCAAACAAACTGGTACCGGTAATACCGGTTGGGCGGCAATAGCATGATGACAGTTTATCGCGATTCTAACGGTAACGTAGTGAACATAGGCGAGTGGGATTACGCAAAACATATGGACTATGACGACCAGGGAAACGCTACAGAAGTAACAATGAATCCCATGCCTTCTGGATTGACAAAATCCGATGAGGTGGTTGTTGAAGGTGTTGATGGAGGATTATATGCGGAAGATGATGTGCGCTCCGGAGTGAATCAATAATGATTTTCTTCCCGCAGTCATATTTTGTAGCAAATACGGTCGATGTGGGTTATGTGACTGATGAGTCAAATGCTCCCGACCGTATTTATGCACAATACCGGAACAAACCGAAGGCTGTTGCTTGGTATAAAATCACCCGGTCACTGGGGACACAACTGGCGGACGTGGCTCAGGCAGTGCGAGTCATGTACAACATCGACAGCGCTCAGGGTGCGCAACTTGACATCATTGGACGCATTGTGGTCATACCTCGCAACTATGTGGGGTATGTCGCTCTTAATCCCGGTATGTTTGCATCAGCAGCAAATAACCCCGGTGAGTTCGGCGATGAAAGTGCGATGTTCAGTGCGCTCAGCATTGACCAGGACTCTCAGATGTCAGATGACCTTTATCGACTGGTCATCAAATCAAAGATTGTAAAAAATAATTCAGCCGCCACAATTGAAGATATTCTGACCGGTATGAATTTCCTGTTACCCAATGCCGAAGTACTCAGGGTGACGGATGATGAGGACATGTCTTTTTCTGTAGAGTTTTATGGTAACATTACGGAACTTGAACGTTGGGCGCTTCTTAACGCCTCACTTGTGCCAAAACCCCAGGGTGTTCGTTTCAACGGTTTTCTTGAAGGTTATGGTTATGTTCAGGCGGGTGACGATTCGTTGCAATTTGGCGATACGTCTGCGCAGTTTACAGGATTTACAGGCGGGGTATAACACGTGGCTTTAAAACGTAATGAACGATATCCGGGGCGTTTTGACAATCCGTCAACTGCGCATCCACAAGGTGCGTTTAAGAACAGAACATCTCCTACAGCTCAGGACGGTTCGTATCTTGAATCAGACTGGGCTAATGACTGGGACGGCTTTTTTGCGCGTATCCTGAATGTTGCAGAAGTGACACCTAACGGCAATGTGGATACAGGTGCATCGAGTCAATTGTATGATGCATTACTGGCTGCAACACCGGGTAGATTGATTTCCAGAAGGGTATTTACTGCTAATACCACTTACACTCCAACCAACGGCACCCGGTCAATCGTCGTAGAAGTCCAGGGTGGGGGTGGAGGTGGGGGTGGTGCCGGGTTTACATCTTCAACCACTGTCTCTATTGGGGCGGGTGGTGGCGCTGGTGGATATGCGAAAAGCTATCTGACCTCCAATTTTTCTTCTCAGGTAATCACAATCGGGGCAGGTGGTCAGGGAGGTAATGTTACTCCATCCAATGGCTCTAATGGTGGTACATCTTCTTTTGGGTCAATTATTGTGTGTAACGGCGGCATCGGCGGCGTTGGTCAGATTCAGACAAACGCGGGCTATACTGCCACGGGTGGTACGGGTGGGTCAGCTTCAGGTGGTAACACTCAGAATCAGGGCGGTCAGCCTGGTTCACATGGTGTGTCGATAAGTAACTCCAATAACTGGGGTGGTAGCGGGGGTAGCTCACCTCTTGGTGCTGGTGGATTTGGTCCCGCGAACAATAACGTATCCCCCTCCAACCCTACGGGATATGGTGCTGGTGGTGCTGGTGGTGTAAGTCAAAACAGTCCGTCCGTGGGTCGACAGGGTACGACAGGTGCATCAGGCGTTGTCATCATATGGGAGTATTCGTAATGGATAAATATGCCGTACTGACTACGGGTAATAACGTAGTCACAAACATTGTCTTATGGGATGGTGTCGAAGCATGGGGACCGGGAAAAGGTCACACCACTGTCAAAATCAAAGACGACCAGTGGTGTGATATCGGTGCGGTTTATGACAAAGAGTCAGAAGAGTTTCACTTACCTGAAGAATGACACCCATTGTACCACTGTTGCCACCGGGACACTCTGTCCCGGTCGTACATCTGTATCTTCCCGTTATCGCGTATCACATCGGCTGCAATCTCCGGGTCACCACCGGTAGTACGTAATTCTGCACTGGGTGTGCGCAGGTCATTTGACGGCGGTGGACACTGTAGCATCGTAGACGTCGAGCAACCCGCTATCACGCACGCACTGAGCAACAGCAGGGTCTTTAATCCTGTCCTTATACACCGTAACATATTTGATTACCTCTTTGTCGCGCTTGTCCGCCAGTTGCTGTTGTGCAGTCATGAGCCCGATGTCTTTGTCAGCTAACTCACCTTCCAGCTTGTTACGGGCTTTAACCATATCCTGGTATTCCTCGAACTGTTCCAGCTTGACAGATTTCTTACCCTGCGAGTAACCGAAAGTGAATACCGCAGCAATAACCACCAGTACCGCAATAACTACGGTGAGCGGCTTCATCGTGGAAGTGCTCCGTCAGCAGGCAACACTTTGGCACCCAGTGAGCGTACCGCTTCATCGCCGGTTATCTGACCGAGACAGATTTTCTGTTCCATCAGCCGACGCTGATAAACTCCCCAGCAATTATTTGAGCGTATCGAGCAGTCCTGTTTAGCCACGAATCGCCATTTTGGCAACTCGTTACAGGCTTTTTCCCACTGGCCGACTCGTAAATATTTCCAGAGAGTGGAGGATGTAGCATTACCGGTACCAACGTTATACGTCCAGTCGAGTGTAGCAAGATGGACGTTATCAGGCAGTTCGTAAGGGAGTGACTCAAAAGGTTTATTGTGCGCAAGAAGTGACTGAATTAACATATTGTCACATTGCTGCTTAGTGGCAGTGTCACCACGCTTAACACCTTTGGTTTCACCGTAGCAGATGGTCCACACTTTGCCCGTATCCTGATAGGCGGTTGTCTTGTATCCTTCAAATCCGGCGACCAGTGCAAACAGTGTTCCGATAATTGTACTTCCCGCAAGTACATTTTTCTTTTGCATAACAAGTTACCCGTTGTACAATGTAGGACAAATCTTACACTATCACATCGGGCGCAAAAACTGAATGATTTATGCTGCACTGATTGCTGCAATTTTAATCAGACCTCACCGGGCAACGTTTACATTCGTTGCTGCTGCCAGTTTATTCAATCTTGCGCTCGGCGATATTGACGGTTTTTACTATTTTCCTCTCGCAGCCTTGTGTGACTTTGTTGTCACCGGGGTGCTTTTCAATTTCAGAACAGACCGAAAAGTGTTTGAAATGATGGTCGTCAGTGTGATTTCTATTACACTTAACCTGCTGGGGTGGGTATTATGGTTCACTTATCAGCCTCCCGACCTTTATGTGACACTTTTTGGTATCTTCTACATCGTTGTTATCATGTTGATACTGAGAAAGGATGATGCGCATGACCGGGCGAGAGATACTGGATTTCATATCGACTACGCTTTTCATCGTCCTGATGTTAGTACGAGCGGTCGACTGGGTTAAGAGGGCTTATGAGCAATTTCGTAGCAGACCCACGAGTGGGGGCCAGCGTAGCCGGGGGAACAGGTCTGATGGGCTTTCTGACTCGGATAGGGGTGACACCTGAACTCATGGGTATGATTGCCACACTGATAGGTATTATCCTGTCACTGGTTATCATTGTTGTTCACTTGCGTAAAATGCGAAGCGACTCGATTGAAGCCCGCTACCGCAATGAAAAGAATAAACTGGAGATAGAGCAACTAAAGTGGAAGATGGAGCAGGAAAAGAAGTTAGCCGGGAATGGCCCGGCTGCGTAGATTACTTACCCGTCAACAATGGCAACACAAGTTTTTCAGCTTCCTGAATGTACCAGTCATAATTCAGTGACCCCCAGTCAAAGTCATTAGCGTCAGCACACTCTGTTACACGCCATCCGGCACACAAGCTGCTCTCACGTACTGCATCGTGCTTGCTGCGACTCTTTGTGTGAATACGCTCATCCCACGGCAACCCTGTACTGTCAATCTTAACAAAATCAGTATGCGGATACTCAAGCCAAGGCGATTTTTCGGTAATCTCACGTATCACGGCGTTATACAGTTCGTCAGTGATACCGTTCTTGCGCTTCCACGCTCCCGGTGTACCGGTAGGGGGTAACAGTTTGACCAGTGAGCCACCGTTGCGGCTGATGAACACACGTGTGGTGTTCTGCAACTCATGCTCTGCGCCCCACTCCGTCCATCGCATGACCAGACGTGAAGCACGTGGTACTTTGGCACGCAGCATGAAGTCAAACTTGTCACGGTGGCTAGTGATGAAAGTGCGGATGTCCTCACCGCGTACAAGTGCCGCTTCTGCTGCAAGAGCACTAATCATTGCACTTGGGTCCTGATGCCACTGGTATTTATATTCGTATGCACCTTTACGCTTGACCTTACCGTCCGAACCAACCTGAATGTAGTTGTTGACATCTCGCTGATAGACTGCGTCGATACTTTCACATTCCAGATTCAGTTGGGTGACATCCATCCACCACTGACAAATTTTATCAACCTGTTCCAGATGTTCCGCAGGGTGATGCAGGATAAGCCCGTCAGTATTCGTTTGACATATTGTCATTTGTGGTACTTTGCGAAGCTGTTCAACCAGCATAGCCATTGACAATTGCCCGGTGATGGTAATGCTCAACAGACATTTGTGGTCACAAAACGGACTAAAGCGACTACCCATGTTACCGAATGTACCATTCAGTGCCAGTTTGAGAGTGGCGTCGACAATTTTATTTCCGGCACGTTTGGCATCCCGGCGACGGAAAAATAACTGCTCATAAACGTCACAAAACGTTTCGCCCAGGTGTTCAGGGTAGTAACGGTTTTTAATGGCAAGTGACGGATAGAGGCTCGTCACGTCGCGGGCGCTCATGATAAATCCGTTACCCGTTTTATACACGCAGTTCGGAATGCCGCTATGAATACCACCCAACCCGAACGTATATTCAATACCGTCCAGCGTGGCTACCATGTCGCTGAAAACACCTTTTGTGGTTAGCAGTTCATCCTGTTGCTTTTTGGTCAGTACCACCGATTTCATACGGTTCATAATATCCGTAAATTCGGGTGTCTCCAGTTTCACGTATGCCGGTATTACGTCCATTAACGCAATGCGTTCGCGAATGGTAACACCGTTACAATTTACTCCCGCCTTTTCCAGTTCGTTAACAAAGATATCTTTGCCAATTTTTGTGTCGGCGTGGTTCATAAAGTTACGACTGTACTGTTTCGTTAATTCTTCCCGGAACTGGATTTTATCGAGGCAGCGAACATAAAACTTGAGCGTCTCGCGGACATCGTGTTTGTTGTATGCAATGAGAATATCTTTCTGTTCGTCATTCAGCACCATACCGACCGGAAATGGCAGGTCTTTGACGTTGCGTGACTGCATAGCCACTTCCAGCGCCTTAAGGCTTGTACGACGCGCTTTGTTGTCGAAGTGGTTAATTTTGTACAGGTCAATCTGTTCAAAAATCTGGTCACGGTCCCATACTATTTCAGGCCATTGTCCATCGGGCTTAATTTGTGACTGTGCTTTAGCGTAAATATCGTCCAGCGTACAGCCGGGATTGTGCGCAACAAAGTGTAATACCGGGTAGTCGAATGACAGGTTGTTGAAGCCCACTCCACGTGCGTTGCTGCGGCCCAGATTAAACATGAATTCAATAAGCTGCTGCTGCTGGTTCACCCTGTCACTGATTTCATACATCAGTTCCATACCCGTGGCAGCGTGGATAAAGCATGCTGTAAAACAGTTCCTGTATGTTTCCAAATCGTATCCCCAATCACGCGGGTCTATAGCGGCGGGAATACTAAAAGCATGGTCCGCTCCACAATGAGGACAGTTATTCAAATCTGCTGGATAATTTTTACCACATCCACTTATTGGGTCGCACTGAGATAGATAATTCATTTTGTCATACCCTCAACGACAGCTTTGCAAATTTCCAAAAATTCATCGTCAGAAAGTTCGCCGTGCATTAGATTAACTTGCCAAAGTACAATTCTAGTATTTGTTTTGGTGTAGCCTTTCTTATTATCGATTCTGTCAATACTGGGTGAGTATGGGTTTTTAAATGTCCCAACTGGTGATGACATGTCGAAAGGTATTCCAGTTACCTCACAACGACCTTTTGTGATTTTTTCTAGAATGAAGGCATCATCCAAATCAAATTCAGAATATTTATGCGCTCGACTGCGAGCACTGTTCAATAATGTTTTTGCCCTACCTTCGTTAGAATTATAGAAATTCCTACTTCTGATGTTAGATTTCATTTTGTAAGAAGGGTCATTACATTTAGTTCTATAATATTCTAGACGTTTTTCTCTCATGTCACTTTGTGAATATAAATCTCTGGCTTTCTTTTTCGTACATTCTTTACAATAAGTATGATATTTATAGTTCAGACCATTTGGTCTATCTTTTCTTACAGATTTGTAAAAATCAGTAAGAGGTTTCGCAAGATTACACATGGTGCAAATTTTTGTCATATTTTATCTCTCTGAAAGAAAAGCCCCGTGAGGGGCTTAAACGCTAACCTTTTGTATAACCATCGTATGTTTTGTTCAGGTTGTTGCGGTTGACATATTCCCGGCGTTGTTCCTGAACCTCACGTGTTGCCCGTTCCAGTTCGGCTAACTTCTGGTCAAACTCGGACAGGCGTTTGTCAGTTTGTTGAGTGGTCATAAATCTTATCGGCCTCCTGACGGACGCAAATAATCATAAATGAATAAACTACAAATCCCGCAGTTACCCACCACCACCCCATTGCGGCTAAAATTGCAATTTCAAAAACTGTGGTGATGTGAACATAGGTGGAATAAAGTTTTCCACGCGGTTTGTAGTCCTTCTTTTCTACCAGAACTTCGGCGACTTTATCCACAACAATCAAGCATAATGTTCCCAGAATCAGCATGAAAATACCGTAAAAACTGACAATATTTTCCGCATAATGTGCGTACGGTAAATTAAAGAAACACACCAAAAGGAGCGCCCACAAAATTACATCATGAATCAGATGTTTAATAAATTTCATAACGATATCCCTGAGAGTTAACCCCGGCTCACACCGGGGCATTGTGGTTATGCGCGTGGCAGATTGGTCAGGTGTGCTTCCGTCCAGCCCGGCATAGCGAGCAGAGCAGAGCGGGCATACACCGTGCCGTTCACGTTATACTTCTCCTCAACCGGAGGCGTTACAAGAAGGTCGGTTGCCGGAGGTGGTGTAACGGGTGCTGAGGCGGCTGGTGTAAGCGGTACAGGTGATGCTACACCGCCGAACACTGAAGCCGCATCCGGACCAGTACCTTCACGTACAATCAGTTCACCCGGACGTGACAGTTCCAGCATATTCGGATTCAGGTAAACACCCGGTGATTTAGCTGGCTTGTTGCCTTTTGCTACCACGCTCACGCGCACGTAGTCGCCAAGCTTGATAGCATTTACGTCCTGAATTGCATCAAGTGGTGAGTATTTACCGACGTGATATGAAGGATAAGGAATACGAGTTGTGAGATTGAGAATCCAGTGACCACGTTTGTACGGGTCGCTGTTTGGAGCGTGACCGTTCTGGTTAGGGATTGGACTGTCACCGTCAACAACTTTAAAGGAGAAGTCATCACGGTCAACCTGTGCCTGCATATAGCCATTCTCAGCATCCAATGCAGCCATGACAATTTGTTTACCCCACTCAGTATCCTTCCACGTGGACTCACTACCTTTAGGAATAGCAATACCGATATACACTTCTTTGACCGGCTGACCATCTTTACCAATCAGCGGCTGTTTGGTCTTTTCATCGGTACGAGTGTTCTGTTTCATCGGATGACCGTGAATCAGACGGGCAACAGGGGTAACGAAAGTAAATTGAGCCATCTTGTAAATCCTCTCTGCTAATTGTAGGGCACACCATTGTGCCCCGGTGAAATGAATACTATATGAGTCTGACGAGTGCGTCAATGATTATTCGTCAACAAATTCACTTAATTTTTCGAAAAGTTCCACCAGTTCTTCGTCGTCAAAACCGTCGAGAAAGGCTTGATTAATAAGTCCCAGCATTACTTTCGCTTCTTCTTTGGTAATGTCCATCTCTATTTCCTCTCAAAAACGCTACGAATTGCACGCTCATTCACGCGCTCCAGCTTGACACCCGTTACAGGTGTTTCGGCGTACTGCTCAACTACGGACGGGTCGATACCCTTCTTGATACATTGAGCAGGTGTGTCGAGGTCTACCGGCTTACGCAAGTCCTGCCCCATCAGGTCACCCATCATAATGACCTGCTCAACCGGGACATCTTTCTTCCAGCGCTTACGACCATATGTGGTTTTAGCGCCATAGAATGTCACGTGTTGTCCCTGCTTAATCTCATGTAACGCCTGTTCCTCCAGACCACTTAGACGCATTTTAATCATCTCCTGCGCACGCTCCAGCAGTGACAGCTCTACACCAAGCGCGTGACCCGTCAGGTTGTGCATCTGGAGGTTCGCGACATAATCCATCCCTGCGTAACACTGTTGCTTCAGCGTGTCACAATGAGCACGGGCGCTACAGTCGAGACAGTGCGGACCGGGTGTACAGAATGGTGCGCTATCGAGCACCTGCAATACCGTGTCATTGACCTGACGGCGATATTCCACCAGTTCATCATGTGTCAGCGCCCATTTACGCACTGTACCTTCACTGGTAAAGCCACGGGGTTGTACTACTACCAGTTCGATAATGTCAGGTGGCGTCTGATACTGCGCACAAATACTGAATGCGTAGATAATCATCGGCCAGTGCTCAAACGGGTCAACAATACGATGACCGAACTTCGCATCCCAGATTCGCAACAGACGTTGTTGGGGTACGTACACATATGCATCGGGGATACCGTACCATTCTGTATAACCCGGTACGCTTACGGGCGTTTCAACGCGCAGTTCACTACGCACATCATTCTTGTTACAGAAGCCCCACACCTCGTTAAAATACTCACGGGCGGCGTCAAACAGTTCATCCGTGATGACAGTACCATCCTTTGACAGACTGCCCACCATGTCACCAAACGGCTCATTGCGGAACAGACGTTGAGCCACTTCGTGACACGCCCGACCCTCCAGCCGGGATTGTGACGGTTCGACGTCCAGTGGTGGATACAGTTGTTGCGCACGGAACGACCCGTTGCACACCATCCATGTACCGGCGTCGGATACTTTGGGGAGTTGAGTGGTTGTCATACAATGCCCCGTGATTCCAACTCCTGAATTAATTTTTCATTTTTTATTTTTGACAGAGTCAATAAATCTGCCCCAGTCAATTTCGAAGGTGGTGACATTAAAACAAAACCATTCTTTAGTTCAAAAACCACTTCTTTTTTCAGCATATCATCAACAAATTGTGAAACTTTTGACATTTTAAAACCCCTTAAAGTCTATGACCCATGATTTGCGGATGCCTACCGATTTTGGCAAATTCTACTTTCGCCATCCGAAAAGTGTGCTCAGTAAATATTTCACACCCATGTAATTCAATTTTAGCAATCACTGTTTCACCGGGAAAACCAATCAGTTTATTCCACCAACGTACAGGGCGAATCTGGTCACTGTTATAAAAATTGTTTGTAACGAACACATATTTTACACCCATGACTCACTCCCCCAAATGCGCTTTAACACGTGCCACAAACGGACCGATTTTATCCGGGTGGGCGTTCAGGTCAGTCAGTGCCGCCAGACCATCAACCGCAAGCAACTGGTTCACTGTCGGTACGTCAATTTTACCGTGACGCTCAGTGAGGAACTTCATGAGTTTTGGGAAGTCCCAGTCATTAACTACTTCCACAGTTACAGGTATGGTGTGTGGAGCAGGTGGCACAACTACCGGCGGCGGTACAGGCAGTGGCGGAATACCCGCAACAGTCTGCTCAGTCACCACGCCCGCGTCGGTGTGAAAATCATCGCCCGGAGGTGTTACAGGTGGTTCCGGAGTGATGCAGATATGAGGTGTACCGTGGCGGTCGCAACCTTCATCGACGCATAGTTCTTCACCAGACGGTGTTACCGCTACGGGTTCTTGAGGGAAGCGTAACTCATCCTGTACTCGCTGCACAGTTACCGCCCACTCCGACTCATCCATATCTTTCGGCTTACGACGCAAACGCCACGAGCCGTCAGAGTTAAGCGCTTTACTGGCGGAGTGGATACGCTCATCCCACGGTGTGCCGGTTGAGTCAACTTGGTTAGCGATTTCTTCAGTTTTAATGACGAAACCTTGCGACAAGCCACCGTCTACCGGTACTGGGTCACCCACCTTGACCTGTTCCGTAATGATATGTGTTTCTTCCTGATGAGCCAGCGACTCAACCTGTTGTGCAGTTGTGTCAACTTCTGGTACAGCACGACTGCCGCGACCGTAAAACTGAATAAACTGAGGTTGTTCATCGTTCATCGCGTCTTTCAGTTTCCCAACATCCGCATCGGTCAGTTTGACTTGTAGTGGTGCACCGTGCGCCAGTGCCATTTCTTCCAGTGCTTTACTAAACGCACGCAATGCAATGTGGTCATCGTTCGGAATGGTTAAGGTGATATTACTCATGTCTCTCTACTCTCCGTTGTTGTCAGTGATGTGAACTCTATACCACCCTGACGCATCCGTCAACACTAATTTTAAATTTGACACGGGACAGTTACCGATGCACAATGACGGGAGCGTCAACAACTGAGAGGAGAGACAAAGATGAGTGCATTGGGTGATTACATTCACAGAGCGGTCAACGACCACAATATTGAGAAATTATGCGCGATGCCGGAATGGGAATTTGTAATTGTAATGGGTGAAGGATTCTTTGATGGTTGTGCAGGTGTGACCCGAAACGATATCTATTATTCGGAGTATCAGTTACTTATGGCGTATCATCAACGATACCCAGATGCGGAGCCATTGATATGAAAATTAAACAATTGCTCCGACCTTCTTACGGGTGGTACGCATCGACCAGCAAGAAGGATAAATGGTTCTTAGAGGATGTCCGTATACCGGCATATGTGGCACATAAATTAATCAGAAAAGCACGTATGGTCGAGTCAAACGACCTGCGCAAAGTGTGGGAGTTGTAGATGATGCGTATAACAGATGAAATTATGACAATTTTTGCAGAGCGTAAAGCAAAGCAACAGAAGGATTACGGCGGGGAATACCCAGTCAGAATACCTACGCACATGATTAAGCATCTTCTTGAGGTTAAATTTCCTCATGAACGTTTTTATTGCTATGACTTGCGCCGGATTTTAAAACAACTTGAGAAAGAAGGTAATATTTTTAAATGTCCGCACGAAAGTCGACGTGGTCAGGCAGTGTGGAGACTAGTTTAATGACACTACCTGTACTCACACCTGTAGCGGGTGCGGTAGCTGAGGCAACACGTCCGGCGCTGCGTCCGTATCAGCAGGAACTAAAGGACGCTATTTATCAGGAGTGGTCACTCAAACCTCAGTCGAACGTCTTAGGTGTTCTTGCTACGGGTGCCGGAAAGACTGTTTTACTGTCGTCCATCGTCACGGATGAACCGGGGGCGGTGTGTGTCATTGCACACCGCAAGGAACTGGTTAGTCAAATTAGTCTTGCTCTGGCGCGTAACAAAGTACGTCACCGCATCATTGGTCCGAATAAAGTTATCAAAGATATTGTGCGTATCCACATGGAAGAGGTAGGGCGCAGTTACTACGACCCGAACAGTAAGGTAGCCGTTGCCGGGATTGACACACTTATCTTACGTCAGGAAGAACTCAAACAATGGACATCGGCTGTTAAATTGTGGGTGCTGGATGAGGCTCACCACCTGCTTAAAGATAACAAATGGGGTAAAGGTGTGGGGATGTTCCCTAACGCGCGCGGTCTCGGTCTTACTGCCACCCCTTGTCGTGCTGACGGATATGGTTTGGGTCGTCATGCTGATGGTCTATTTGACAGTATGAAAATTGGTGTGACGATGCGCTTCCTGATTGATTCAGGTTATCTCACTAAGTATCGCATTTTCGCACCACCTTCAACTTTCAGTCGTGATTCAATTGACGTCAGTAAAGCGACAGGTGATTTAAATCTCGACCAGATGCGTAAAGCTGTAGCGGGGTCATCACTGATTACCCACGATGAGAAAACAATCACCGGGGATGTGGTCACACAATATCTGAAAATTGCAAAGGGTAAACTGGGTATCACTTTTGTACCTGATATCACAACTGCGGAGGAAGTCACTAAACAATTTAACGAGGCGGGGATATCTGCAGCGGTCGTCAGCAGTAAAACACCAGACGTTGAACGTTTCGCATTGATGCGTAAGTTTAAAAATCGTGAGATATTACAACTAGTTAACGTGGACCTTTTTGGCGAGGGAGTTGACGTTCCCGTCAATGAGGTCATCAGCATGGCTCGCCCTACCGAGTCGTACAGTCTCTATGCTCAACAATTCGGCAGACCGTTGCGACTATCTCCCGGTAAAGAATTTGCACTCATTATCGACCACGTGGGCAACGTCATGCGCCACGGTTTACCGGATGCACCGCGTGAGTGGAGTCTTGACCGCCGGGAGCGTCGCACGGGTAAGAGTGAGCCATCAACGGTGCGCGTGTGTACAGCTTGCGCGGCGGTGTACGAGCGATTCCGCGACGCGTGTCCGGACTGCGGTGAGCCTGTACCCAAACCGGCAGACCGTAGCGGCCCGGTACAAGTTGAAGGCGATTTATACGAGCTTGACCCTACGGTGCTTGCACAGATGCGTAACGAGGTTGTGGGCGCACGTGAGACACCCGAGGCAATGCGTGACAGACTGACTGCGCAACATGTGCCAGTCCCCGGTGTGATGAGCAATGTCAAACGTCAAAGAGAAAGAATTGACGCACTCGTCAAACTGGATTATAGTCTTGCTCAGTGGGCCGGGTTCAGACGTGCTGAGGGACTGAGCGACAGTGAAATATTTCGCAAGTTCTTTCTCACGTATGGTGTGAGCTGGCTGGAGGCTCAGGCGTTAAAAGCGGCTGATGCGGATAAATTAAGAGAGAGGATTGGGTTATGAGTAATAAACGTGAATTACGTTACGGTAATAATGTTGAACGGTTTCTCTATGAACTTTCGCAATATGAATCTGGTGAAGATTTCATAGGTGGTAATTTCGATGTTTATGGTGAAAATGAAAACGGTGTAGAAAGTTCAGCAACTATTGACATAATCGAACTTGCTACGGATGCACATCAAATTATAAAAGATGCAAATGAGTTATCTGGTGATGCTTATAATGAATTGTGTCGCTTAATTGGTGGTAATTGGCCTGAATGTAAAATTCAGGAAGATGCACCTACTGCGGTCGCCTTATTCATGATGTTACTTTCTGGTAAAGCGCAATGACACCAACACTTCTCGAATGGCAACGTAAGCACGGTATCACAGCTGATGCACTGGCTGACCTTGTGGCAATTGTGGGACTCGATGTGGAGCCGTCAGAGGACGCGACGGGTGAGCACAAGGTGCAGGATGATGCGCGACTTCTCGCCAGTCAGATGGGCTGGCGATTATTCCGCAACAATAAAGGTGTTTTACCTGATGCACGTGGTGTACCAGTCCGGTTCGGTTTGTGTAATGACAATGAGAAACTGGGTAAACGTCTGCGCAGTAGCGACCTCATTGGCATCCGCCCAGTGGTTATCACGCCTGATATGGTCGGGTCAACCATTGGACAATTTGTGGCGCGTGAAGTGAAGCGTGGTGGGTGGAAGTACAAAGGGACGGAACACGAAGAGGCACAGTTACGCTTTGGTGAACTGGTTATCGGGCTGGGTGGTGATTTTAAATTCTGGAATGGAAGTGGCGACCTGTAACCCATTGACCATCCCGTCAACCCGTGTCATACTGGTTTCAACATTACTGAACATGAGACTTATCAGATGGGAATTTCACACAAACCGGCGAGCAATAAAGGTCTAATCCTTAAAGTGGCTACCAGAATGGCACTTAAAAACGGTTTCAGCAGTTTGACACGCGATGGTGTTGCGGAAGAAGCTTGTGTCGCTATGGGAAGCATTAATCATCATTACGGTACGATGTCAGCGCTGCGAGATGAAGTGATGCGAGATGCTGTAGACAATGGGATTCTGGAAATTGTCGCACAAGGTCTTGCTTCTGGTCACCCGGTAGCTCAAAGTGCACCTACGGAACTCAAGCAAAGCGCATTAAAAACCCTCCTTTAAGCGCTAAAAGAGAGAGATAATTATATGAATAATAACCCCCTTGTGCAGGGGGCTGGCTTCCTGCACTTTATTATTTGTAAAACTGTCCCGTCGCAGACTAAACCGGAACGGACAGAGAAGATGCCGTGCAATGTCACGGGTGAGGTGGTAAGCCTCCATGTGGCTGAACGAATGAGTATTGAAGAGGCGCGTACTACCGCCTCATTGCTGGGGGAACAATACCGCCCCGCTGTCATCCTCAATGGTGACGGTCGTTTTTGTATTGATATTGATGGTGCATTACAGCCTGACAATACGTGGTCACCTCTCGCTACTGAATTATGCCAGACTTTTGCGGGCTGCTACGTGGAAGTGAGTAACAGCGGCAAAGGGTTACACATTTTTGGTTACAGTCCGACCATTCCCGACCATTCCAGTAAAAATATTCCCCTGCACATTGAGATGTACAGTGACAATCGTTTCATCTGTCTGGGTAGCTCTGCGCAGGGTGACATGATGTGCGATGCATCTGGTCCACTCAACACCACTGTTGCGCGTTACTTCCCGGCAAGTGAGCAAGTGACAAGCGCTGAGTGGACAACATCCCATAATGAAGGTTCTTGTCCTGTTGAGGATGACGCACGTCTCATTGAGAAGGCTTGTTCCAGTAAGGGTGGCGTGGGTGCAATATTTGGCGGTAAGGCAACTTTTAAAGACCTCTGGACACGTAATATCGAAGTGCTCAGTGACGCCTACCCGGATGCAGACCGCGAATACGATGCATCGAGTGCAGATGCAGCACTGGCTCAACATCTCGCATTCTGGACCGGTAATAACTGCGAACGCATTGAACGACTGATGCGCATGTCCGCTATGCAGCGCCCTAAATGGGACAGCCACAAATCCTACATGCAGCGCACCATTCTTGGTGCCGTCTCACGTCAGACCACCTGGTACAGCGTGGGTGCACCGATTGAGATAGTGACACCCGCTCAGGTCATTGAGCATGGTGCACCGGTTGTACGGGGTGGTTATCAGTTTATCGGTGGGTCGCAGCTTGTTGACCATTTTAAAGGATGTGTTTATGTGGCCGATAACCACCGCATTCTGACACCCAACGGACAGATGCTCAAATCTGAGCAGTTTAACGCAATGTACGGCGGTTACACCTTTGCAATGGATGACACCAATGACAAGACAACGAAAAAGGCTTTTGAGGCTTTTACAGAAAGCCAGTGCATTATGTTCCCGAAGGTTGACCGCTCGACGTTCCGCCCGGATTTGCCGCAGGGTTCGATCATTGAAGAAGACGGCTTGCGCCATGTGAATGCATACGTACCTGTTGCTGTTCCAAGCGTACAGGGCGACGTGTCACCGTTCCTGATACATCTTCAGAAGGTGTTACCCGATAATCGTGACCGTACCATTCTCCTGTCCTATATGGCAGCGTGTGTGCAGTACAAGGGTATCAAATTTAAATGGGCACCTCTGATTCAGGGTGTTGAAGGTAACGGTAAGACACTGTTTACAACATGTGTTATGGCTGCTGTTGGGGAGCGTTATAGCCACATGCCGCCAGCCAGTGAAATTGGTGAGAAATTTAACGAATGGTTGTTCAATAAAATATTCATCGGTGTTGAGGATATTTACGTCCCTGAGCAAAAGATGGAGCTGATTGAAATACTCAAACCGATGATTACCGGTGAACGACTGGCAATGCGTGCGATGCAGTCCAGTCAGGTGATGCACCGGTTGTGCGCTAATTTCATCTTCAACAGTAACCATAAAAATGCAGTGCGCAAGACCGCCAATGACCGGCGCTTTGCCATCTTCTACAGTGCTCAACAGGAGAGCGTGGATATCTTCCGTGACGGGATGGACGGTAATTACTTCCCGGAGTTGTACGACTGGCTCAAACATAAGGGCGGTTATGCTGCTGTCACGCATTATCTCGAACACTACGATATCCCGGCACAATATAACCCGGCTACACACTGTCAGCGTGCACCCGAGACCAGCAGCACTCACGAGGCGGTAACTGCATCGCTGGGAAGTGTTGAACAGGAGATTATGGAAGCTATCGATGAGGGTCGTCAGGGCTTTGCAGGTGGATGGGTGAGCAGTAAGGCACTGGACAACCTGTTACGTGCGATGCGTGCCGACAGAGCAGTGCCGGTAGGTAAACGCCGTGACATGATGCGTACACTGGGTTACGACTGGCACCCGGCGCTCAAGGATGGACGTGTCAACAATGTGATAATGATTGACGGTGGTAAACCACGGTTGTACATCAAACTGGGTCACATTCACGCAAATCTTGAGAGTCCGGCCGATGTGGCAAAATATTACGCCGCCGCTCAGGGTGATACGACAGCACTTACTATGGTAGGTACGTCCTGATATCGTATCAATTAGTTAGCAGGTACAAGCGAAAATCCCGAACTCACCATTTGGGATTTTTTTGCAATTAGTATTGACGGATTCGTCAGGATGAGTGTATAGTTAGTTCATCGACAACAGAGAAGGTGTGCTGAAATGAGTTACAAAGAAAAAGATATTATTTACGAAAATGGGAAGTTCTGGGTATTGAAGAATAAAGAAGGATACCACGTTATGGTATCGGGTGTCACATGTAGTACAAGCGATAGTTCTTATGCGTCAGCTGATTTGGCGATTGCACGTTGCGACTATATCGCTAAGAGGGTGAGAAATGACCACTAAAACCATTATCAGTCGTCACACGTTGTCAGAGATGACAGCGACCATGACAGAATTACAGGCTTTGACCACGTTGTCACGTATGCGTGCTCAGGCTGACCGGGATGGGTTATGCGTAACCCGTTACATTGTGGGCGGTAAAGTACAGGAGCAGACAGTATGGAAACGTTAAGCTATGCACAACTGATGGAACGCTGTTTAGCGGCTGAGGCAGAACGCGACGCAGTGGTGGCGGAGAATGTGGCGCTGAAATCTTGTGCTGAATTTTATAGTTCTGGATTCAGTCCGGTAAAAGGCACGTTCGGGCTTGAATGGGAGCCGACAGAAAAGCTGCTTGATGACTGCGGCAATGTGGCATCGGAAGCCTTGGACTTCGCCCGCCAGCTTCGCGAGAGCAAAGGAGCTAACCATGAGTAAGCAAATTGAAAAAATCGTGATGATGGATAGCGATCAAGCAGCCAGCATCCAGACAGTAACTGGTTGGGTGGCTCGCGATGGTCGATTTTGGGGTAATGATGAGCGTATGGCTCGCTGGTGTGGCGCAACTCATCGTAAATGCAAAAACAAACCCGATGAGCATCCTATCCACGTTATCAACGGCTATTGCGAAGAATGTCACCGCGAAGGTCGTCAGGCTAAGTTTGCAACTTTTGAGCGCGCGGTATGGGCAGGCGAACCTTTGGCTGTTTTCGATGATGACCAATATTTTTTCGATGCCGAATCCCTGGCTGATTATTGCTGGGAAAACTCCGTGTTACCCAGCGAATTGCAACTGGTTATCTGCAATCCAAACTACCCACCTGAATTCGATGTGGAGCAGCACTGCGAGGAAATTATCCCCGAAGGTGAGGATTATTACAGCCTTTCACAAGCAATTCGCGATGCAGCTGACGCCCTAAATAAAGCCATCAAAGAGAGCGAGCCAGTGTCATGGAGCCAAGGAGAGCTGGTCGCAATAGTGTCAGATGACATTCTCACCGATGAGCAGAAAGCCGAAATCATGGCATCCCGCGCAGTCGAGAGCAAAGGAGCGACGTCATGACACGCCTCCGCAATTTTGGCTGGAATCGACTCAAGCTTGCGACTCTGAGCTATGAGCAGATTGCTGAGCTTGAGGCTCAGGTTAAGGAAGAGCATTGCTGCGATGACGGCATCCACATGTATGACAAGGCAGGCCGTGACAAGCTGGACGCTCTGAGCTGGGCTGTCTACAACAAGCAGAAAAAGGAGCGAGCAGCATGACCCTGACCAACGAACAGATTAAGGCACTCAAAGCGGCTGCTGAGAAGATAGCTACTGGGTATTACACCGATGACCAATGGTTCCATTACCTATGCCTCGTTCATCAAAGCAATATTCTCCCCCTGCTGGCAGAGCGTGAGGCGGATAAGGCGCTGATTGCTGAGCAGGGCGCTCGTTTGATTGAGTACGCAAGGATAGCACCAGAGAACGCAGCCAGGACGCTCACCGTTAAGTTGCCTACGCAATTTTATGACGTAACAGCCGCTGAAACCATTCCAGTGTTCAAGGTGAGTCAGGTACGTGATGCATTGCACGAAGCCTGCGCCGCCGCTGGCATCACCCTGGTCGTGGGAGGGGAAGATGCCACTAACTAAGAAGCAGCGCGCGGAACTGCGCATGAAGTTCGGCGGCAAGTGTGCGTATTGCGGGTGCGAGCTGGCCGAGAAAGGCTGGCATGCTGACCACGTTGAGGCTGTTTACCGCAAGTGGGAGTTTGGTCCACGTCGAGCGAATGGCACTCGCAGGACCGTTGCCACTGGCGAGCATGAACGCCCTGAGAATGACACCGTGGATAACCTGTTTCCTGCTTGCGTGCCGTGCAATCTCTTTAAGTCCGTCGATTCGGTAGAGCAATTCCGCGAGCGTATTGCTACCCAGGTTGATGTCACGCGTCGCGCGTCGCGGAGTTATCGCACCGCAGAATCATTTGGGCTTGTTCAGCCAACTAATGAGCCGGTTGTGTTCTGGTTCGAGCAATACCAAGTTGGAGGGGAGTGAAGATGGTCATCTGGTCACTTTTTGACGGCTCCGGGATTATGGGACTCCCATGGGCTGAATATGGGCACACCGTGTACTGCTTCAATTCTTCATCAGGTAATCATGGTGAGTATGTCGGACGAAAGGAGCATCCGTGCGTACATCATATAGATATGTGGATTGACAGTGGGTTTATGGACAAATGCAAAGCATTGGGAATCCCTAACCCTGATGTTGTATTCGCGTTCCCTGACTGCACCGAACTTGCTGTATCCGGAGCAAAGCATGAGAGCCATACCAGCCTTATTTCCGTTGATAACGCAAAGATGGTGCAGGAAATAGCCGAGTCGCTTGGGGCCAAGTGGATGGTGGAAAATCCCGTTGGAAAAATGTCAACGGCATGGCGTAAGCCCGATTTCTACTTTGATCCGCATGAATACGGCGGTCACATGCATGGTAACGAGGAAAGTTTCCACCCGAAAATGCCAGCCTATGACGGTTATACGAAGAAGACATGCATTTGGGCGGGCGGAGGATTTGTCATGCCCCCGAAAAAACCGGGGCCAGTCAATATTGGAATGTTCTGGGGCTGGCGCTGGTTGGGCGGAAACTCAACACGCACAAAGCAACTCCGCTCTCTAACCCCGCGTGGATTTGCGCGGGCTGTATTTTTGGCTAATCGGGAGGCCGTATGACACAAGCACTGAGCAAAGGGCGCCTGGAGAAAATCGCATCATGGCGTGAAACGTATGGCGCTGGCCACAACGTGATGTTGCCAGCCGAAGAAGCCGAAGCAATGGCCCTTGCACTCCTGGCGGCGCATGAGCAAGAGCCATCAGCAACTCTGTTCAAATCAGGCGATAGCGCAAAGGTCATCATGATCGGCTCTGATTTGCCTGACGGTTATACAGACGTGTTCGCCCACCCCACGCCAATCTCGGCAGCGGCTATGCCAGTCGCGTTCGTGGAACTGAGCGATTACGTCACTGCTTCTGGTGACGAGCCGCGTAAGAAGGCAGTGAAGGAGCTATACGAGGGGGCGCTGGTTGTTGGGCAAAACCTCTACACCCACCCCGCGCCATCAATCCCGGCAGCGGCGCCGGAGGATGAAGACGGACAGCCTGCGGGTTTTGCCAAATGGGCTAACAGAAAACTTCCTGCCACGGTAGGAGCTATGACACTTTCCTATTGCGAGGATGCCTGGCGCGCCGCCATGCTCAAGAAGGAGTTGCCATGAATAACATCCTGTTCATTGGTCTCATCAGCATTCCGTACATCTTGAATGCGATATTTAACTAAGCCCCTTACGGGGCTTTTTCATTTGTGACAGTTGCGGCAGATACCGTTGGCTACATAGCGTTCAGAGAGCGTGTGACAGTGTTTGCAGGGCTTGAGTGGGGTGTACCAGCGCTTACCTTCTGCGATGGCTTGTTGACGAGGAGATTTGATATTCGGACGCTGAGGAACGACCTTAGCACCGAGCGCTTTATAGGTATTAAGTAACATCAGATAGTCATTCAGTTGTCCAATTTCTTTCTCTACAGATGCTATTGTCACATCTATCCCTTGTTCGGGTTGTGATTGCTTTCCCTGGAGCAAACAGAAGACACATTTGCCATTTGTCATCTTCACTCCGGGGTGCCAGCAGGTTGAACTTCTGTCTTTTAGCACCCTCCACTTCTTCCCGGAGCGTAACAATTGAAGCACTTTATTACTCAATTCGTCTTCAGTGTCAGTTCCGTTTCTCCACGCTCCGCGAAAATCGTACGCATTTTTTTTAGAACATGTGCTACATAAACCCGTTATAAAATTAAAAGAGCTACTTCCACATACTTCGCATATTTTTTCCATAATTTATACTCCTCATATAATGATACGATATCAGTATAATATACTCGAATTATATGAGCAATACCCGAAAATACCCCGGTGTACGGGGTGCTCTTTTCCTTATGTAAATCATACATTTACGTCAACTTCTGAAAACCCCGTACATCTCCTCCTATCTCTCCCTTTTTATTCATCTAAAATATATATACATATTATATTATCCATATACTACTTATTACTACTAATATTAATATTTAAAGGGTAAGTAGTAATAAGTGTAAGTAATATAAGGAGTTTTCTTTACCCGAAAATTTACCCCGATAGAAAGTTAACGGGGTAGGGTTCCAGAATTGTTGCAACCGTGGTATTGTTTGTGGTATTGGCGCGTAAACGGGAGACGTGGGAATGAACAGAGAATTGTCGATTGATAAAATGGTTTTACTTGCAAAAAGACTGAATCAAATCGTTGCTCAAATGGAACAACGTAAACGCGCGTTGATGTCCATCGGTTACGGTGAGGGTTAATCACGATGGCACGCGAAAAGCTGAATGAATTCGGACTGACCGGGAAACAGGAAAAGTTCGCTCAGGCATTCGTGGAAACAGGCGATGCGTCTGAGGCGTTTCGTCGCGCTTATGACGCATCGAACATGAACGCAAACTCGGTTAACCGTAAAGCGCATGAAGCGAAAAACCATGTCAAGATTTCGGCTAGGATTGACCAATTGCGAAGCAAGGTTGCGAAACGACACAACGTTACAGTCGATTCACTGGTTGCTGAACTGGAAGAAATTAAAAACATCGCACTGAGTGCCGAAACGCCTCAGTCGTCCGCTGCCGTGGCTGCGGTGATGGGCAAGGCAAAATTGACCGGTCTGGACAAGCAACTCATCGAAATGTCAGGGAGCCTGTCCGTAACCCTGTCAAATTCGCAACGTGCCGCCCTTGACAAGGCTTTAGACGATGAGTACTAGGCTTACCCCTGCTCACCTCGTTGAACGCATCAGAGAGCGTTGTGAAGAGGATTTTAAATTCTTCACCCGTTATTTCTTCAAAGCGCTCAAGGGAACCAAATTTGTATTCAGCGAGCATCATGATGAAATTTGTGATGCGCTGATGGATGTTTTTTACGGACGCACCACTCACCTGATGATTAATATCCCGCCGCGTTATTCCAAAACGGAACTGGCGGTGAAGATGTTTCCGGCGTGGTGCTTTGTTAAAAATCCCAAGTGTGAATTTATACATCTGTCGTATGCGGATATTCTCGCACTGGATAACTCCGACACGGTGAAACAAATTCTCAAGTCGTCAGAGTTTTTACAGCTCTGGCCCGATTTTTCCATTAAGCCCAACAAGGACTCGAAGAAAGCGTGGGCCACTACGGAAGGAGGTGTGTTTTATGCGACGGCTGCGGGTGGTCCTATCACTGGTTTCGGTGCGGGTAAGATTGATGATTTCAAGGGCGATAACGGTTTCGGTGGTGCAATCATCATCGATGACCCATTAAAGCCTGATGACGCATATTCCGACCCGAAACGCAAAGCCGTTAACCGTCGCTGGGATGAGACGATTAAATCACGTTTCAACTCCACGAAAACACCATGCATTGTGATTATGCAGCGTATCCACGAGGAAGATTTTTGTGGGATGTTGCTCAAGGACGCTGAGTATGATTTTAAACAACTGGTACTCCCGGCCATCGTTGACGAAGGCTTACCGACTGAACGTGCATTATGGCCTCAGAAGCACTCTCTTGATGCGCTCAAGGCGATGCAGAAGAAAAATACCTACATGTTTGCCAGTCAGATGCAGCAGCGCCCTGCCCCGCTCGGTGGCGGCATTCTGAAGGGTTCATGGTTCGGTCGTTACAGTGTTGTACCACCGCTCAAATATCGTGCCATCTTCATCGATACTGCGCAGAAAGCCAAAGAGCACAATGACTATCAGGTTGCTGAGTGTTGGGGTCTGGGTGATGACGGTTATCTGTATCTGCTGGACATCATGCGTGACAAATTTGAGGCGTATGAGCTGGAGGTCAAAGTGCCTGACTTCTGGAACAAACATCGCAACGACAAAAACGGTCGGCTGCGTTACATGGCTGTCGAAGATAAATCATCCGGTACGGAACTTATCCAGAAAATACGTCGCAAAATTAAACCGGTCATCCCGGTACGTGAAATACCACGTGGACCAGCGGCGAACAAACTGACTCGCGTTATGGACGTACAGGGTTACATTGAGTCAGGCTATGTTAAGATACCGGAAGACGCACCGTGGGTGCATGATTTTGTGAAGGAATGTGAGTCGTTTACCGCTGATGACACTCACGCTCATGATGACCAGATTGACCCAATGTGTGACGCCATCAGCCAGATGCTTCACAACGGTAAAGCAAGTATTTCGGAGATTCTTTGATGGCTAAGAAGCCTAATTTGCACTCAACCATTGTAGCGCCACGTCATGCCACTGCTGATGGACTGGTCAACGTTGTGTCCGGTCTGGGTACAGCTAAATCCAAACGGTCACATAACTTTTTCAGCTACGCCACGTTGCAGGACTGGCAACAGCTTGATGCAGCGTATCAGACCAACTGGTTAGCCCGCGCAATTGTGGATATCCCCGCTGAAGATATGTGTCGTGAGTGGCGCATCATCAAGTCTAAAGATGCTGACATCATCCGCATTGAGGAAGACCGCCTGATGGTCCCCATGCTGGTACAGGAAGCGGCAACATGGGGCGCTCTGTACGGTGGTGGGGGTATTCTGATGCTGACGGGTCAGGACCTGCAAAAGCCGCTCAACGTGAACAAGATTCGCAAAGGTGACCTGCAACGGCTCATTGTGTTCGACCGTTACGATATGTCCGCTATGACGCTTAACACGTGGAACGTACTGGCACCGAACTATCTCGCACCGGAGTTTTACACCATTACCGGCGGTGGGCAGCAAATCCACTGGTCACACTTCGCACGTTTCAACGGTACACGTCTCCCCCGTCGTCAGATGTTGCAGACGCAGGGATGGGGCGACTCAGAGTTGCGCAAGTGCCTCGATGACATCATGGACATGGTTGCCTCAAAGGACGGTATTGCCGAACTGATGCAGGAGGCTAACGTTGATGTGGTGAAGCGTGAAGGTCTGAGCGATGAACTCGCATCTGACCAGGATGAAGCCATTATCAGTCGTTACACCATGTTCAGCCTGATGAAGTCGTCGGTGCAGATGGCTCTGCTGGACGGCGATGAGTCATACGAGCGCAAGACACTGGATTTGGGCGGTGTTGCACCAATACTGGAAACATTCATGACGTGGATTACCGGTGCTGCCGGTATCCCAATGACACGCTTGTTCGGTGTTCAGTCGAAAGGTCTGGGTGATTCCGGCAAAGGCGACATGAACAACTACAACAATAGTATCCGCTCGAAGCAACTGACACGTCTTGACCCGGGCTTACGCGCACTGGACGAAGTGTTAATCCGTAGCGCACTGGGATACTGGCCGGATGATTATAACTACGTGTGGGCACCACTGGCACAACCGAACGAGGTTGAAATTGCTAACGCTGCTAAAACGCGTATGGAGACTGACCTTGGTTATCTCGCCGAAGGTATTATCCGACCTTCACAAATTCAGCGTAATTTACAGTCGTCCGAGCAGTATCAGTTTGAAGATGAGGATATTGAGCAACAGTCCAACGCTGAGACAGATGTAATTGTGCGTCCAGATGACCAGACAGAACAGACTGATACATTCTGGACGCAGTACAGTAAGTTAACAGCGGACGGACTGTCACACGATGAGATAATGGAACAACTCGCCCCGTAATGGGGCGGTTGCTTATTCGATGCGGACGCCGGGTATTTTTCCGGCTGCGATGGCGTCGTAAATGGCTTCGCGTATATCTTTACCTGGAACTTTATCTGGCGGTAAAGCATAGAACATTGCGCTGACCGCCTCATCACGCTTCTTATCTGCTTCTGAGCGGATGGGGCGCAGGAATCTGGACTCAAAGCATCCCAGACCATAACTCATACGAATAACCGCAGTATTTTCTACGTGAGCAACCACCTCACCGCTTTCGTCTTGACCGTAAATTAGCACGCCATCGGGGTCTGTAATTTCGCAGTACGCACCCACCGGCGGTAAGCCTGTAACATCCAATTCAAGCTTCTGCAATGCTGCGAGCGCGGCTTCGTATTGACTTATATCAACCATTTCTTTGTCGCCACTTACCTTGAATGTGGATAGTGATTTATTATCATGCCATACAGGACCAACAATGCGAGGAGTGCCATCAATTTCCCGACATACATACAATGCACCCTCCGGCCACCCACCACGTTTCGGCAATTCCTGTACCAGCAATTCTAAAAGTGTCATTTCACTTGCTCCTCTGCATATTTGAGTATTTCCCAGACTTTCATGTTCAGCGCCGCAGCAATGCGTTGCATCGTGGCATATCTGGGATAATCTGATTTGAGACGTATCGACAGTTCACCATCTTTGGCAAACCCCGCCAGACGTTCAACCTGAGCCAGCTTTAAACCACGCTCACGCGCTAAACGCCGTACCGCAACGCTGAAGGTCATGGTTATTTACCGAGTGCTTTGTTGATGGCATCATGCGCGGCTTGCATCAAAGGGTTTAACGGGTAATCAGCACGACCCCGCTTCTCTCTAAATTCATGATAGCTATCCATTAAGTTTTGCAAGGCTTCCAGTAATTCCGGTGCAGATGCGATGAGTTTGGCGTTTGCTTCGGCTTCTTTCAGCCATGACTGACGTGAAACAACATGTGCCAAATTAAGACTCATTGCACCTGGCTCATTATTTTCATGACGAATATCGATTAAATCACCACGCTTCTCACTTACTCGCCACGGACCCGGCGTACCTTTAAAGTCGTTCATATCTACTCTCCGTCAATTTGTGATATTATCTGACCAACACCCTCACTTTACACCACTCTGACGAGGTCGTCAACTATTATGGCAACGCAAACACAAATAGCATACAACCGCAAACTGCAACAGCTTGTTAAACTGGTTCGCGACGATGTGGACGCTGAGCTTGTACCCCTCATTAAACAGCAGGCACCAGAATACGTTGCTGATGCGTGGCCCGATATTATTGCAGCCGCACTGAGACGTATTCTGGCACGCTGGACAAGTCCGTTCGCTCAGAGACAGGCTGACCAGATTGCTGCTGATTTTGTGCGTTCTGCTGCGGAAGATAACGTGCGTCGCCAGCGTTCATTCGGTATTGACCTGTACGGTGGTGATGACCAGTTACAGTCGTACCTACAGGCGGCCGCTTTCCAGAATGCCACTTTGATTAAGTCCATCCCCGCTCAGTATCTGGAGCAGGTGCAAAACATTGTCATGGGCAACATGCGCCAGGGTATGCGCCCCAGCTACATCGAGCAGACACTCATTAAACAGTTTGGCATTACGTCACGTCGGGCTAAATTAATTGCTGCCGACCAAACATCGAAAATACAAGGAGAAATGAACAAGATTCGTCAGGTTAATTCGGGAATCGAGTTTTTCACGTGGGTGACTGCACATGATGAGCGCGTGCGCCATAGTCACAACGAAGTGTCAAAACGAGATGTAGGTTATGGTCCTGGTGTCTTTCGTTGGGATAATTTACCCATTGTCGATGGTGTACCAACTTTTCCAGGACAACCAGTTCGGTGCCGATGTATAGCCCGCGCAACCCCACGGGCTAAAGTGGAACGCTATCTTAAAATTAAGAAATAAAACGGTCACTTCCGTGATTCTCGCTAAATCCGTAACAATTTTCGGCTGATTTACGTAAACAACATGCTTCGAAGAAATCAGGTGTTATACCTAAATGTTTAGTTTTACCATTTAAACCAATTTGAGCAACATATCTACCATTTTGGCAATGAATCACAACGCCTGAAATTCCTGTTTTATTATGTTTATGCCTCCGCATGTTCCGGCTATTTTCTAAAGGTGTTGCATTTCGTAAGTTACAAAGACGATTGTCGGTTGGGTCACCATTAACGTGATCGATAACGTCAGGTAACACACCGTGAACATATAACCACGCAATACGGTGATACATGAAATCCTTACCCAAAAGTTGAATGTATTTGTAATTCTTTTTATTCCAATGATTCAACTTCGTACTTCCCGCTAACTTACCAGCGTATCGAGTGTTCCATTTCTTCCAGTTCCGGTCCGTTGTGAACATACTACGTGGGCGAATATTGTGAATGAAAAGACCCGTTTCTGGATTATACGTTAGTGTCAGTTTCACAAGCTCATAAAGCTCACCCATCATTTCCCACCTCGCACAATACGACACATATCGTTATAGATGACCGGGTGTTTGCGGCACCCGGCGAAGTTGTTGTTATGGAGAGCGTGCAGGCAGTTCTCACTGCGTCTGGGTTGATAACCTGATGAAAGATACTCGTCCATATATGCCATAAATTGCCAGCGTCCCCACACGAACCAGAGAAATACAGTCATTTTAATCACCCCAGAAAATAGCGAGTTGTACCGTACAAAACAAATAGTCCAATAACCCAGCACCAGTAGCGTCGAGTGGTCATATTTTACCCTTCATTTGTAGCAATATACACGCTGCGGAAAAGAAAACGGATGAGGCTGTCATTTGTCCGGCCAGCGCACTTACCACGGACATAAACATAAGAAGGGCAAATATAGTCATTTTACCGCCCTCCCACCAAACACCCTCGCACACACTTCCCACAACCCCGCCACCACTGCAACAGGACCCATTGCAACCAGTGACCACGCCTGCCATTTATATTCCAGATGCATCGGCAGTGTGACAATAGTGATGAGAATGACCCACACCGCCAGCAGGATAATCACAACACCTTTAAGAATACTCATAGCACCACCTTGTCAACATAGCTGTCCATGTCGGCCCAGCGCTCAGAGACTGAACCGTCCGGCTTCGTTGCGGTATAAGTGACGATGTTTTCAATCATCACCATTTTAAAATCGGTAATCTTCATCAGACCGTCCACATCGATAATCTGGTCATTGTTGCGGAGCAGACATGCTTTAATTCGTTGCGTGTTCATACGTTGTTCACACCCGTAAGCCATACGTAAAAGACCGTTTGCACACTCCCAGTTGCGGCGAAGATGCGCCGACTGTTGTGCCACCTGTAACAGTTCTCTGTCAACGACCCGCACTTGTGGTACGGGACGGTTGAAGCCGGGGAGAATTGTCATTCTACAATCTTCCACTCGCCGAAAGCACAATCATGAAGAAGACAGTAAACTTCACTTCCACGCTCAGTGATGAGTGTGGTAACGCCCATATCCTGCGCCAGACGGTCATCATTGATACTGGTGACGCGCTCACGTTGGGCAACAAGTTCAAAATCGGAATTGTTGATGTAAAATTCCGCAGTATTACAACCATGATGTGTCCCGAACTCTTTATGTCTGAATACTGCAACCACTTCATCACTGAACTTCTTAAAATCTTTTTCACTGCCTTTAATGTATCGCCACGTAGCCATAGTTGTATCTCCGATAAATTATGTATATCATGTTGCTAATTAACGTTTACGGGTTGACAGATGCAAATCACCGTACAGGACAAACAGACTTATAAAATCACTCAACGTGAAGTTACCGATGAGGGATTTTTACGTGTTCCCGGTAAAGTGTCCCGCACTGGCATTCAGGAATATCTTGCTCGTGAACTGGGACTGACTGACCGCAACCCGAATGATATCGTTCGCGTGTACCGTCCGTATGAAGAAGTGTTCAGTCCGGACAGTCTCGCCTCATTCGATGGCGTTTCAATAACTCTACAGCATCCTGACGCACTCGTCAACAGTAAAAATTATTCTTCTGTCACCAAAGGTATTGTGCGTGGTGCAGGGACTGAAACTGATGACCAGCATGTACAGTGTAACTTGTTGATTCAGGCGCAGGACGCTATTGATGCCGTGCAGCGCGGAATGTGTGAACTCTCCGCAGGCTATACCGCTATTTATGACGACACGCCGGGTACCACTCCTGACGGTCAACCGTTCGATTTTAAACAAACGCGCATTCACATCAACCACGTGGCAATTGTTGACCGTGGTCGTGCCGGGACTGCGCGTATCTTTGATGAAAAAACCGGAGGCTTACCAATGCCCGTTAATATCACGCTCGACAGTGGACGCGTCATTGATGTCGCTGACGCTGCTAATGCTCAACTGGTGGCTGATGCTTTTGACCGTTCTGAAAAGCGTGTCAAGGAAGCGGAAGCCGCCCGTGACTCTGCTCAGGCTCTGTACGATGCCTCGCAGGAGCAGGTTAAAGAATTGCAACAGAAGTGCAGCGATGCTGCCATCAAACAACGCGTTGAACAGGTCGCCAGTGTGACCGCATCAGCACGTAAGATTGCTGGTGATGCGTTTGCATGTGACAGTCTGGACATCGTTGAAATTCAGCGTGCTGCCCTGACCGCCAAACGCCCGGCTGTTGACTGGGCAACCAAATCTGCCGCATACATTGAGGCTGCTTTCGACCAGGCTTCCGAGAAGGAAGACGAAGAGGAAGAAGAGTCCAAAGATGCTGGCGGTAACGGTAAGCAGCGTAAAATGTGTGACCAGTACGGACAGCTTTCCAGTGACGCCGCAAGTATTGCTCAACCTGCTGTTGATGCCATGACGTCACACAAAAATACCATTTCTTCACGCTGGAAAGGAGCTAAATAAAATGCCTGTACAAACCAGTTACTCTCTCTACATGGACCAGGCGCTCCCCGGCATGAAAGCCGACATGGAAGCGTATAATACCGTGTCCAAACTTAACAAAGGTACTGCTGTAATCCCGTTCGGTCGTGCGGTATTCACCGACGGTGATGACGGTATGAAATTACCGGTTGCTGGTTCAACTGCTGGTCAGTTTATCGGCATCGTGTTCCGTGAACTCACCCGTGCATATACCACTGCTGAAGCAGCAGGTGGCATTGGTGCAATTCCCAAGTATGACAACACCGTAATGACAATGGGTTGCATCTGGGTCGCACCCGCTGTAGCAGTGGCTAAGGATGACCCCGTGTACGTACTGAAAGCTGACGGTCGTCTGACTAACGTTGCCGGTACAGATAACATTCTCATTTCAAACGCAAAATTTGTGTCCACTGCTGCATCCGGCGCACTGGCTAAAGTTTCACTGGTTATCGGGGGTTAATGATGAAATTAATTACGGCTACTGACAGCCAGACCGGGTTTAAATTCCAGTATGATGCTGACCTTGCAACCGCAATGTCTGTCAATGATGCTGGCGTGGCTTTCTATATCAGCCAGCTTACCAACCTGGAAGCAAAGGTGTATGAAACTTTGTACCCGGACATCATTTTTGATGAACTGGTGCCGGTAAACACTTCTGACCCTGAGTGGGTTGATAACGTTGCTTACATGTCTTTTAACGCGGTCACAATGGCGAAATTTATCGCCGCAAACGGTCGTGACCTGCCGCAGGCTGACATTGACACCAGTATTTCTTACATCCCGGTTCATTATGCCGGTAACAGTTACGGGTACTCTCTGGAAGAACTGCGTAAAGCTGCTGCAATGCGTATCCCACTGGATGCAACTAAAGCACGTATTGCATACCGTGGTGCACGTCAGTTCCAGCAGCAGACAGCGTTTTTCGGTGATGCAAGCCGTAACATGTACGGTCTGTTCAATCACCCGAACGTACCGCTGGACAACTCCACAATCAACTGGAATACCGCGACCGGTGCGGAAATGGTTGCGGCGCTAAACACCCTGCTGGTGAAAGTGTGGAACCAGTCTAACACCCGCCATGTGGCTAACACGCTGTTACTACCAACGACCATCTGGTCCATCATTTCCAGTAAGCGTATGGATGTGGGTACAGATACGACCGTACTTGAGTTCTTCCGTATGAACAACAACAGTACAGGTGTTACCGGTCGTGCTCTGGACATTCGCGCTGTATTGTGGCTGAACAATGCCGGTACTGCTGGTGCGCCACGTCTTATGGCATACGAGAAGAACGAAGACAACCTGACCATGCGTATGCCAATCCCGTGGCGTTCACTGCCGCCGCAGGCTACCGCACTGCGTCTGGATGTACCGTGTGAATTCAAAATCTCCGGTACTGAGTTCCGCTACCCACTTTCAGCTGCTTACCGTGATGTAATTGCTCCATAATATAAATCGCACATACACAAACCCGCTTCGGCGGGTTTTCATTTTAAAAGTCTAAACCAGTTTATAATTTCCCAGTCCCATTTTAACCATTCCGTACAACCATCAAAACCAGTGAACCCAGCTGATTGAAAGTTTTTCTGAAAATGACACTCTAAATCTTGTATAAGTTTGCCGTCCTCATTGTTTAAGAGTTCAACAATATGAAATTTAAATGGTGTGCAGTACTTCAGCTTTTTAAATCTTTCATGAGATACATTCGTAATTCCAACTTTGACAAATTGACCACATTCCGAGCGTAATGCGTATAATGTACCCGGCAAATCATTTCTGTAGCCACTTATCGAACACTTGGGGCACCCGGTGTCATTAAAGATAAAATTGTGGATTCTTGACACCCATTGCCCATGCTGGGTGCACTGACAAACAAATTTACTTCTCATATTTTTATATTCACCATCCCATCCAATAAAATGGTAACCTTTTGTTTTACAGACGTCCTCAAGTTTGTGTTTTACTTTATTTTTATCGAAAGGATGATTGCTGGAACATTTTGGACATCTGCTCATTTTTGAAATGAAATTGTCAACAGAAACAACCCATTCCCCATGTATTTCACAATTACAAACAAATTTACTCTTAGCATCTCTGTAGTGGTTTTGCCATTTTACAAAACTATAAATAGTTCCATCACACAAAGAGTTTATCTTCATGATGCGTTCTGACTCGGATACTTTTCTCATCACACTACCTCCCACACGACAAATCCTATACCACACTGACGCATCCGTCAAGCACTATCCCTGACTGATTAGCGGTGCTATACTGTTCCCATCTGTACGGCTAGGGTCGCAACCGAAAGCACGTAACCCGGCGTGTTGCCGTACAGACCTATTTCCGGGATGTAACCGAGGTTAAACAAATGGCTAAAGTGAAAGCAGCACCCCAGACGGCACGTCTGATTACTCTCAACGACACCGACGGTAAAGCGTATGATGTTGTGCCGGGTGGTCAGGACTCAGCAGAGATTGAAATTCCTAACCGTCTGGCACGCTCTCAGTTTGCTCAGGCGCTGGCAAAAGACGGTCACATTGTGCTGTCTGATGTTGGTGAAGAAGAAGATGACGAAGCAGACATTGATGAACTGCGTGCGCAGGCTGAAGAACTGGGAATTGATGTAGACAAACGCTGGAAAGAAGCACGTCTACAACAGGAAATTGACGCGGCTAAGTCCACAAAATAATAACCGGAGAGGTCAGATATGATTATTGATGCAAATGTTATCGCCGCATTTCGTATCTGGCCTCTCGGTGGTCAGGCGTTTGCTGACACTACTCAGTTCCCCGACAGCCTGATACAGTACGCATTGTGTGAGGCTGATACAGAAACCGGCTCATGCCGATGGGGCGTGTATCAGGAAGAATGTCACAACCTGAAGCAGCGTGGCTTATTCTACTACGCCGCACACTGGCTCAGTGTTTATTACCCGGACGGTGTGAACAGTGACGTCAATCAGGAAGCGCGACTCAACGTTGCGAGTAAAACGGTAGGTGACGAATCAATTGCCTACCGTGTACCCGCTATCATGGAAGTATCTGATGACTGGCTTACGTGGTCTGTATACGGTCAACAGTATTACAGACTCCGTAAGCGCGTGGGCATGGGTGCTATCGCTGTTTAATGCGGAGGCCAGCGTCGGTGATAGCTTTTTTGCATAACAATACGCGGTGCATTGCTACTGCCTGGATTGATTCACGTGAATAAGCAGGCATTGGAAGATCAATCTCAACGGCCTGTCTGCTTGCCTGCCATGCCAACCAGGCGTAATGAGTCCTGATATCCCGATATGAATCTCCATATTTCTTGCTGATATCCATCAATTCCTTGCATGCAAAATTCTCAAATTCGTTCTGCATTTGTTCCATATCCCCTCCAGTGCCAGCGTAGGCTGACGGTTAATCTTTGATGATGTAGGGCCGGTAGTCTTCGCTGCCGGTTTCTTTGTGGGCCAGATTACCGACTCTATTAGTTTCGAACATACCCAATGGGAGAAACTGTCTGGGAAACTTGTTGTGCCATACTCCCCGCTCCTCTGATGGCGTCCCGTCAGCGTAATTAGAAGGGCCGCAAGCAGAGCATAATTTCAATCCTTTCCGATCTGGTGCATACGACCAATCAAAGAACTCCTCGAAGAAACCATGAAATCCCTGACTGGAAAGCGCCGTGTTTTCCACGCAGCCACAATGCTCGCACTGAAACAGGCTCATCACGCATCCCCCATCAGCTCGTCAGGAATGTCTACCTCATCACCCAGCTTAGAGGCGACTATTAATCGACATGCTGCTTCCTGGTGTGTGAGACCGTAACCATAATGAGGGTCATGAAGATACGAATGTGCCTCTAAAGTAGCGTCTGATACCCATTTAAACTCGATATCTTCTGCTTCGATTAACGCACCGCACTGGCTCCAGTCGGTTGATGGGTGATAGTTTGAGGCATCACCAGGTAGTACTACAACAAATTGACTGGATCCTACCCTGATGGCGGCTACCTTCCCATCAAGGGTAAGAATCTTTCCTCCCACGGCATTTGCCACCGCCCAATCAAGCGCCCGCCCGCTCAGCTCTGCTGTTTTAATCTTCATGCTCTCACCCATCCTTTCCCGGGAATATTCGCTACAAGACCTTTCTTGCGCAGGGATTGCATCCTTCTATCGATAATATGAATACCATCCACATCTTCACGAAATTTCATCCAGATATCCCAAACGGGGATGGGATTATGGTTAAGCATCGATAGTATTTTTACGTCGATTGCTTGATATGTCTTAATCTTCATGATTTATCCCCTTTGAACCGGGATTTCACCTTCTCTACCAGAAAGGCACAACCCCATAAAATCCCCAGCAATGCAAAGAATCCAACTACTATCAATCTGATGATGTCTTCAATCGTGTATATGAACATCTCTCTATCCCTCTCAGTAATTAACATATCTAACTCTACACCCTCCTGACGCACTCGTCAAGCTCTACAAACTTGTAACATGATGATACAATGCAATCTCTCCGGGGATGAGACGCGCGGGGCGTTTGTACAGGAGAAAAGAAGATGCCTTTAACAGCGTATAAAATGTTAAAAGGTACCACGCAGACCCAACTCGCGCAGGCTGTACAGCTCGAACTATCGCTGGGGAATCGGGTACTTGTTTATCAACCGTGGTCACGGGGTGGGTATCTTTGTCAGGGTGTGGGCACCGGCACAATTGACAGTGGAACTGTAACTAACTATTTCATTATCACGTCGGCAGTAGACGAAACATTTGTATCACTTCTCAACACACAACTCCCCTATTATCAACCGGTCGGTGCACCGATTATGCACAACAACGCACTCTATCAGGTAATGGCACTCATTACAGCCGGAACAGGTGGCGGTGGTACACCGGGCAAAACACCTGAACTTCGTGTGGCAGCAGGTTATATTCAGTGGAAATACCAGACAGATGCGGTATGGAACAACCTCATCGCCCTCAGCGCAATGGCTGGTCCGAGTGTACAACTCTCGGTAAATGATGGTTACATCAAGTGGAAACAGTCCAACAGTGAATACTGGGAAACACTGGTGTCGCTTGATTCACTGAAAGGACCAGCAAATACGCTGAGCGTGGGTAGCGTCTCGACCGTAACACCTTCCACACCGGCAGCAGCTACCGTTACAGGTACAGCACCAGCGCAGACACTCAACCTCACCATTCCCAGAGGTAATGCCGGGACAAACTCAGTTGTGGAATCGCTGACCGGTACAGTTGTTACAGCGGGTACGGCCGTATCACTTACTTTCACAAAAACATACACCACCGCACCCATTGTTGTGCCCATTCCTCAATGGAACAGCCAGCAGATGATTACTGGTGCTGCAATAACCGTGACAACAACGGGTTGTACATTCCTCGCCATGCAGTCCAGAGGTACACTTCTGCTTACCAGTGGTCCGTTTGAGAATGCGGCAGCTGGTCAGACGTTTAAGGTGCTTGTGATAGGGAACTAATCCGGACCGCAAGGATGCGGTTAATCCTCGTAATATACGTTACGCATGTTCTGACCACGCGGGATTTCCTCATATCCAAGAGTCAGCCAGTATTTGTAAAGACGCAACGCAATGTCTGCACGTTCAGGAGTTTTAAACGCTCCCACATAGAAACGCTCTTTGTTGATAGTCACCACTGCGCGGAATTTTGATTCTATTTTGTCATACAAAACGCCCTCGTATCCCGAGGCAGGTAATGATTTTTTGACGATTTCAATGTAAGTAGGGTTCGCCGGTTTACGTTTTCGACCATCACGAAAATAATTTCCGGCTTTCACTTTTTTCACAATATCTGCTGCAATCGACATAATTTATACTCCTCTGTATATTCATTATACTAAAAGATGCTGACGCTCCCGTCAATACCCGAAAATACCCCGGTGTATGGGGTGCTCTTTTCCTTATGTAAATCATACATTTACGTCAACTTCTGAAAACCCCGTACATCTCCTGCTATCTCTCCCTTTTTATTCATCTAAAATATATATACATATTATATTATCCATATACTACTTATTACTACTAATATTA